CAATCGAACAGTTGGTGTCGCTTGTTGTTTGGAGGAAACAGAAGTGGAAAGTCCCGATCAAGTGCTCAGGAGATATTTTGGTGGTTCGATCAGAGTCACCCGTACCAACAAACACCAAAGAGTCCTCGGATTTGGGTACTCAGTGTTGAATACCGTACGATCTATGAAGGTATCTGGAGCCATTTAAAAAATGTTATTCCAGATTGGACAATTGCAAAAATCGGGCCTAAGATTCCAGGGTGGGATATACCCACCTATGTTGAATCTAAAAAGGGAGCTAGAATAGATTTTATTTCGGCAATTGGTGGTGATGACACTAGAAGAAAATTACAGTCTGCTGAGATTGATCTTTTGTCCATTGATGAAGAAGTTGGTGGAGAACTTTGGACCGAACTCCAAATGCGACTTCTTACTCGTGGTGGTCGAGTAGTTGTATCGGCAACACTGGTAGAATCCGAAGATTGGCTTTTAAATCTTGAGGATGAAGCCGAATCAGGAGCTAAAGAAAATTTAAAAGAAACAGGAGTATCCTTATTTCGACTTGATACTACTCTAAACAAGTATAACAATCAAGAGCTTTTGGGTAGAATATTTAAAAATCTTAGTGAAGAAGAAAAAGAAGTTAGAATTTATGGTAAGCGTCGTCGGTCAGTAGGGTTAGTATATAATAGTTATAATTCAGATATCCACGAAATTGCACCGTTTCCTATTCCACCTACTTGGACCAGGGTAATGGCGTTCGACCCTGGTTGGCGTATCGCAGCAGCACTGTGGATAGCGATTGGTCCAGAAAATCAAAAAGTTGCTTATCGTGAAATGTACTTGGCTAATGTAAGTCTTGGAGAAATAGTTAAATTTATTCGAGCTAGTGAAGGATATATTTTTGATGCCGATAGAAAGATTTGGATAGAGTCAGATAATTTTGAAAATATTGATCTTCGCCTTATTGATCCTAGTGCATTTCGACACCTTGAGGATGGAAGTCTTGGAGTTGGTTATCAGTTGTCTAATGATTTTGATTTAAACTTTGCAAGTGGATACAACGATAAACGAACCAATGTTGAAGATGTGCGTTCCTGGTTGGATAAAAGAATTGGACCAGAAGGGCAAAAAACCCCTGAACTTATGGTCTTTAAAACTTTAGAATACTTTAAAAAGGAACGGTCTAAATATCGGCTTAATCCTGATAAATCTAAACGAGATAAGGATCAAGCTACAGATCGCCCACTAAAAAAAGACGATCACTTAATGAATTGTTTAGAGTATCTGGCCTCTGCTCGGCCCTATTACCGGCCTGCCCAAACTTATAAAGATAAGTTTAAGGAACAGATAAGTAAAAAAGCAGAAGATGTTGAGTGGCCAGATAACCGTTTACAAAAAATTAAATTAATTAGAGAAAGAAATAAACTTTTAATAGATGATTACTAATGCTTTCTAATGAAGAATGGGCAAAATTAAATGATGTTTCTTTAGGGTATAGTCATGGTCGGTCAAAAGAAAAAATAAAATCTTATTCTCCAACAATATTAGAAGAACGGTTTATAAAAAAAACAAAACCAGATTCTACAATTGTTAATAAAGTTTTTGCTGCTAGGTTTACTAAAAAATTAAAGGTTCTTGGGCTTACTGGACAATATGAAGATTATATTCCTTTTCTTAGAAAGTATAGTCCAGTAGAGTTGTTGTGTGATAGAGAACAAGACCGAGAACCAGATTATTTAATTCTTTCTTATTATTCATTTGCGGTTTTTTGTTTTAATCAAAATAGTTTAAATATAACTTCTGTTCATTATAATGCTTTAATAATCCTTATTAATCCATTAAATCCAGAACAGCGTTTATACAATTCAGTAACTTGTGAAAATAAAGAAGTTGCTGTTAGAATAGCTTTTGATCTTTTAAGTTTTTATAATAGCAAGCATATTAGACAAGTTTTTATTAACAGGGTTTAATTTTTATGCATCGAGAAAAAGCAGTTGTTTTGGGGTATTGTACCTGGGACAGTTTTAAGCCCACTACAATTTTTGAAATGATGAATATTTTTTCATCAGGATTAATTAAAGGAATAGTTTGTTCTACTGGCTCACTGCTTCCGCTTACTAGAAATGTTTTAGTCCGCGATGTATATAATCAATATCCAAATTTTACTCATTTAATTTGTATAGATGCAGATATGGGGGGAATATCTGCATCTTTACTTAATGATCTTATAAATAAAGATAAAGAAATAATTGGTCCACTTTGTACCTATAGAAATCCACCTTACTTGCCCAATATTCCCGAACACCATTTTCAAGAGCTAATAATTGAAATGGCTAAAGAACCAGGAGAGCGAAAGCTTATTTCAGTAACTAGAGTTGGGTTTGGGTGTTTAGTTATTAAGAGAGAAGTACTGGACAAAACTGCTGAGATTACAATTTTAGAAAATGGACAAAAATCAGCACTTTGGTTTGATCTTGATAGGCCACCTAGACCAGGTTTTTATGAGGAAGTAGAAGGAAAAATTAAAGAAGTAGTTTCTGGAGATTTTGAATCTATAGAACAAGCAATAATTAATTCTTTTAAAGAAGGACTTTCTTTTGGAATAAATGCACATATCGGTGGTGCATATGTTGGAGAAGATTATAATTTTTGTGATCGGGCTAAAAAATGTGGTTTTGAAATTTTTGTTGATCCAAATTTTGCTATTAATCATATAGGGGATTGTCAATATAATGTTCAAGATTGGCTTGATTATCTTTATGCAAAGCAAAAAGGAAATGTTGAGATTCTTAATAGAATAGAAAATAAAACTCTTGCTCTTAGGATAGTTGAAAATAAAAAATTAATAACTCTGGATAATTAATGAAAGATGAACTTAAAGAAGATAATAATCAGTTTCGCATCCGCATTGCGTTCATTGGCATCATACTGTCGCTGTTTATTTTTCTTAGCGGTGGGATGACAACCATTATCTGGAAAATGTCATCTTACCAAACTGAAATCGGTTATCTTCGTGATGCTGTTAAAGATGTAGCAAAAAAAGTTGAAGCAAATCATATAGACTTATCAGGTAAAATAGAACGAGCAGCGGATGATCGTTATCGTCGTGTTGATGCAGAAAAAGATTTAAATGCAATTTATAAATTATTTGAGGATAGAGCTAGACAAATTGAAGATTTAAAAAGCCGAGTATCTAATTTGGAAATTTTACAGAAAAAATAGACATGAATGAAAACATAAAGCTTGAAACAATGAAATTTTGGACAGCTATAATCTCTGCTGTTGCGGCATCATTACCATTTGTTTTTAAACTTGTGGAACATAGATAATGATTATTTTTACTTTTATGCTTTATTTTATCATGGCGATAAGTTCAGTTTTTATAGTGCTTGAAGCTTTAACTAAAAAGAAATTAATACCGCTTTCAATTTTTGTAATTTTTGTTACTATATTAAATATTTTTAGATGTTATAATTTGTGGATAACACAGGAATGGACAATTGTGTTGATTGTTGCATACTTGTGTTTATTGTTTTATCTTAGGAGATAAAATGTTTAATTGGCAGTTTTGGACTTGGACCTCGGATCAGTGGTTTTATTGGGTAGGTGGGCTTCTTACAACATTAGCAACATTGTTTGCGTTAGGTTGTAATGGTGCGGGATTACTTTCTACAGTATCAAGCGATATGAAAGAGTTATTAAAAGACCCGGTTGTTCAAAAAACTTTACAAGATTGGAGTGCAAATGCAGATGTAACTAACCCTTCTATTGGGTTTTATCTTATCAATGGTGGAGAACTTAGAGCGGGCGGCATTATTGTTCGTGGGAACATTCAAGGTGCGGTAGGTGGTGGCGTTAAAAATGACACAGTGCCTTCTACTGTTGTTCAAACAAATCAATGACAATTAATGTAAATGTTTATTTTCATAATGATAGAATAGAAACCAAGTTAGAACAAATTTTAAGCAAACTAGAAAACATAAAAACTCAACAAAGGAACGACCTCATGACTATTCAAGATGCTTTTGATACTATGACCACTAAGGTTACGGCTCTCGAAACTGTAGAAGCTTCTGCAGAACAACTTTTACATGATCTTGCTGATATGATTAGGAACAATGCAAATGCACCAACTCCTGAATCATGGACAAGTTTGGCTGACCGAATTGATTCAAGAACGGCTTCGTTATCTGCTGCTGTTGTGGCTAGCACTCCTAGTGCTTAGTGGTTGTATAGAGTTAGACTCAAAAATTAAAACAGAATCAGAAATAAAAGCTCAAGCAACGGCTTTAATTAAAACAGAAGCAGAAATAAAAGCTAAAGCAACGGCTTTAATTAAAACAGAAGCAGAAATAAAAGCTCAAGCGGCAGCTTTAATTTTGGAGCAAAATCAAAAATTTGAAAACATTAAGTCTCTTATTATTAATAATTCTGATTCTGACTGGTTGCGTATAACTCGCTATGGAATTTTTGCAGCAGTAGCTTTTCTATTTATAATTAAAACTTTTGAACTTATTAAAAGAAAAGGAATAAGATAATAATGTTAGCACAACAATTTTCGATTCACGACATCCCTCTAAACGCAACGTTGTTGCTTATAATTCTTGGGTTTATGGGGTTTTTAATTTTAGCTCTTTTAAAATCTAGTAATCGAGCTATTAAACATTTAAATGAAGCTTTATCGGCTGAACGTCAGCATAATTTTGATTTAAGAAAATTATTAAATAATGAAAAAGAAGAATTAAGTAGTATGGTTGGTGGTTTTTCTATCCAAAACAATGTTGATTCTGGTTTTACTTCTAGAGCAACTGATGCTGATGAAGCAGAAATTTTAGACCTGCGTGAAAAAAATGAAATTAGAAAACGCCGAGGTTTGGCGATAAACGAATAAGGATAAAATCTTGAATGGCAACGACACAAGCTAATTATAGACGAGTTAGTAAATCAACTATTAAACAACGCCATGAAGTTGATTGGGAAAATGATGATGAAATAGTTGATTTTGTTAAGAGTCGTTGGGAAAATAAAGATTATTATAAACGCGGTCTTGAACGTAAGTGGTTAGATGTTGTTGCTTCTTATGAGGGAATGACACAACACAATTATGATGAAGTTAGTCGCAGACTCATTAGCGATTCTAAAATACCACCCTGGCGTGTCAAACTTACAATCAACCTTTTATTACCCTATATACGCACTGCTGCTGCTAAACATCTTCGTAATCGCCCTAGTTGGGATGTTATTCCAGCTACAACAGATTCTAAAGATTATGATATTGCATCGGCAGGAAAGAAAACGCTCAGAGGATACTGGTACAACCAAGGTTTAAACTATAAGTTTATTGATATACTTCTTTGGTTAGGGATTACTGGTAATGCTTTTGCTGGAATACTTTGGAACCCGGATTCTGGCCCACAAATGGAGCTAGAATGGAAAGACTTCATCAATCAAGAAGTTTTGATGAAGGTTTTAAAGTTAGCTCAGTATGATCGAAACCAAGACCCTGAAGCTTTAAAACTTGTAATACTTGATGCACAAGATAAATTTACTAAATTTATTCAGGCTAACAATGGGAATCTTTTACCTTTAGGTGAAAATGATATTTATATTCCAACACCATTTGATGTGTTGTGTCCCTTTTCTTATAACTTCTATGAAATACCCTGGCTAATAGTTTCTACTCTAAGAAATATTTCTTATTATGTTGATCTTGGTTATGACCCAGGAGATTTTTCTCCACCAACAGAGAAAGAAGCAAGGTTTATATTCTATGCTAAAAGAATAGATAATCTTCAAAATATTGGTTCTACTCAAGATGAATATGTAGAAGTTAATGAACAAGATGTTTTAGAATTGCAACTTTGGCTACCGCGTTCAAGACAGTTTCAAAAAGGGTATAGTTGTGTTATAGCTGGTGGAAAAGTAATTCATAAGGGGCCAAACCCATATAAGCACAATAGAATTCCGTTTGTTCATTTTGGTACTGAGAGAACTCCTGGTAAAGTTTGGCATTTTAGTTCTGCTGAACACGCATTACCTATTTTACGACAGTACCAAAAAACCAAATCTCAAATTACTGAGATTAAAAATTTAATGGGGAAACCTAAGTGGTTAGTAAGTCGTTCTTCAAATATTAAGAAAACGGCCATCACCAGTGAACCTGGAGAGGTTATTGAGTATACTGGATCAATTGTTCCAGTTGCTTGGTCGCCGCCTCCTGTGCCACGATATATGTTTGATCTTATGGCTTATGATCGCCGCGATATGGATGAAATCATGGCACAACGAGACGCCACTAAAGGCTCAAATCCTGCTGGTGTTCGTTCAAACTCTGCTCTACAAACTTTAATTGGTGCAGATGAGGGGCAGTTAGCAATAGTCGGTTTAAATCTTGATACTGGATTTTCTCTTATGGGAAGGTTGGTATTAAGTAATTATGCTCAATTTGTTAAAGAAGATAGGTTAGTAACTTATGTTGGAGATAGAAATCGTTATGAGTCTATAGCTCTTAAACAAGGTTCTCTTGAAGGACCAAATGCTAGGTTAATAGGTGCTGATTATTTCAATGTCCGAGTAAACCAATATTCTCAATTTGGTCTTACCAGAGAAGGTCAACTTCAATTTTTAAACACACTTCTTCAGTATAATATTTATACTCCTAAAGATCGCCCAAAGATTCTTGAATTTATTCAGATGGGATACTTCGAGGATCAAGTTGATGAATATAAAAAAGATAGGGCTAACGCCAATAAAGAAAATTTAATAATGGCTTCTGGACAGCCTATTGGAATTGAAACCGCAGATCGTGATGAAATACACATTGAAGAACACTATGATTATATGAAGGGAGACGATTATCGTCAATATAACCCTCAGATAAAAGCAATTTATATCCAGCATGTCGCTGCACATAAATTTGCTTTTGTATCTAAACTTTTAGAGATGCAGGTTCTTACTATTCCAGCAAGAATTCAACTTGCAAAACAATATAATTTACCCTTAGAATTAGTATTTGCCCCAATGGGAGAAAATAATGGCCGAGGAAAATCAGGAAACAGCAGTAGCAACGGAAGCGGTAGCAGCAACGGAACAGGACAAGAAGCAGCAGCAAGCAGAATCTGATATTGAAGAATTTATTATTGAAGGTGAAAGTTTAAAGCTTAATAA